ATTCAAAAAATTACAAGTGGTATTATACAAGACGGTGCGGTGTCAGCGATTGATATTGTGTCAGTCGCTAATACTGCTATTACTGGTAACATCATTAGTTCACAGATTACATCGGTGGCTAACACTCAGTTGACTGGTTTAATTGAAGCTGCACAAATTGGTTCTGCTAATGCTAGTTTAGTTACTTCTGGTACATTACCAAAAACTAGATTACCAACGGGTACTGTGTTGCAAGTGGTGCAAGCCACTCTTACTGGTACTCAGGCGGTTAGTGGTACATCAGCATGGGCTGATGTGACTTCATTATCAGTATCAATTACTCCAACAAGTGCTAGTAGCAAAATATTAGTTTCTTTTGTTGTAAATTGTGATGGAGAAAATAATTTATATTTCAGAATTTTGCGTGGCGCAACTGTTGTTGGCGTTGGTAATGCTGACGGTTCTAGGCAACAGGTAAGTGCGGGAAATGCGGCTATTCCAAGTAATGCTAACGGAACAACAATGATGATGAATCAATTTTTAGATTCTCCAGCAACAACATCATCCACTACATATAAGATTCAAGCATATTGTGATAGTGGCGCTGGCTCAGGCACATATTATATTAATTATGCAAGTGGCGATGCGAATAATGCTTATTCTTCTCGTAGTATGTCATCTATTACCGTCATGGAGATTTCAGCATGATTAAAGCAAAAGCTATATTTTCTTTATATCCAAATGTTGTCAAGGTTATTGATGATGATGTAGCCTACGATGCTCAAGGAAATATTGTTACCTATAACGAAGCAACAGTTCAAGCATACATTGATGCTCATGCCTACATAGAGAAACGCCAAGCCGAGTACCCACCAATCACAGATTACCTTGATGGTGTAGTCAAAGGTGACCAATCACAGATTGATGCTTATATTGCGGCTTGCCAAGCAGTTAAAGCTAAGTATCCAAAGCCTTAATAAATAAAAGATTAATAGAGAGAACACATCGTGGCATTAAAGGAAGCTATTGACAATCATAAACCATTTTTAGATAACAAATATTCTAAATGGTATATGGAACTAGTTTCAAAAGATTGCAACGATGATTATGTCGAAAGACACCATATTTTACCAAAAAGTTTGTATCCAGAATTTGCAAAATGTAAATGGAACATAGTTAAATTAAGTGCCAGAAAACATTTTATTGCTCATATGTTATTGTATAGAATGTTTGAATACAATTCTAAAGGTTATGGAATGATGTTGAAAGCTACCACAATGATGAGTAGACATAACACAGACAATAGATATATGAATTCTCGTTTATATGAGACAGCTAAAATCAAGTGTTCTAAATATGTTAGTGAAACTCAAAGATGGACCAAAGAACACAAGAAAAATCTTTCAGAAAAACTAAAAGGTATTGTTCGTGGACCAATGAGTGAAGAACATAAACAAAAAATGATTGCTAGTAAAAAAGCAAATCATGTTCCTAAAATTTGGATGAATAGAAATGGAATTCAAACTAAGGTAACATACGAAAAAATTAGTGATTATCTTTTGAACGGTTGGACAAAAGGTACAAGTAGAAAACATTTAACAGAAGATTATAGTCAAAAAATGAAACAACATGCTATCAAACAATGGCAAGAATTAAAGTCTTCTGGTTATACAACTAAATCAAAAAATAATAGGATTCAATCGTGGCTTTAACCCGTGTATCTCCGGCATTATTCCAAGTATCGAATAATATAACATCAGTTACCGTTGGTGGTTCTGCTAACACCATTTCGTTGACATTCGATAGCAATGGTGTTATCACTGGCGCATCGAACAATGCATTGAGTGTTGCAAATACTTTAATCACTGGTAACATTATCAGTTCGCAGATTGCACCAGACCAAACACTTAATGGTAATGTAACAGTTAGTGGTACAGGATTCTTAAAACTACCATCCGGCACTACTGCACAAAGACCAACTTCAAATACAGCAGGATATGTTCGTTTTAACACTAATCTAGGATATCCTGAGTGGTACGATGCAACTAATGGATTGTGGACTTCTTTCAACCTGACAGCAGCTTTATACACAATCAATTATTTAATTGTTGCAGGTGGTGGAGCAGGTGGTGTTGGACTTAATTCTGGCGGTGCTGGTGGTGCTGGAGGATTAGTTACTGGAACAACTACCGTTATACCATTACAAACATATAGTGTAACTATTGGTGCTGGTGCGACAGGCGATTCATCATCAACACCTGGAACTTATGCATCTTCTGGTTCACCGTCATCAATTGGATCACCTTTGAGTGTCACAGCAACAGGTGGTGGAGGTGGTGGAAGAACTGGATTTCCTGGCGGTCCTGGAGGGTCTGGCGGTGGCGGCGGTTCAGTTAATAATAGCACACCTTATCCTGGTGGTAGTGGAACTCCTGGACAAGGTTATGCTGGTGGATCAGGAGCTCATTTTCCTGGAGTTTGGGAAGGCGGTGGCGGTGGCGGCGGCGCAGGTGGAGTAGGCGGAAATGCTACAAATTCACCTACAGCTCCATCGGGTGTTGGTGGAGGTGGTGGAGTAGGTGTTGCATCATCACTTAGTGGTTCAGCAGTAACATATGCTGGTGGAGGTTCAGGTTCTGGAAACTATGTTGCTCCAACATCTGGTGGTCCAGGTGGTGGTGGCGTTGGTGGAAATCCTGCAAGTCCTGGCACTGGCGCAGGCACTCCAGGAACAACCAATACTGGCGGCGGTGGCGGTGGCGGAAAAGCTTCTTCAACTGGTGCTGGTTCTGGTGGTTCAGGAATTGTTATTATTTCATACAGCGGAGTCCAAAAGGGAAGTGGAGGTACTGTATCATCTTCATCAGGAAATACAATTCATACTTTTACAACTTCTGGCACATTTACGGCTTAAGGAATTTTAGATGGCACATTTTGCAAAAGTAGATAGAGATAAAGTAATTAAGGTTATTGTAGCTGAATCAGAATTCTTTGATACATTCATTGATACTGAACCTGGGGAATGGATTCAAACTTCATATAATACAAAAGGTAATCAACACTTAAATGGTGGTACTCCATTAAGAGGCAATTTTGCTGGTGTTGGTTACACATACGACCGTGAACATGATGTGTTCTATGCACCTCAACCTTATCCATCTTGGACATTAAATCAAACAACTTGGTTATGGGAAGCACCAACTGCAAAACCACAAGATGATAAAATGTATGGTTGGAATGAATCCACACAGTCTTGGGATGTAGTAGAATAACTCAACTAAATAAAGAATAACTTAGGAAAACAAATTGTCATATATTGGAAATTCCCCGGTAAGTGGTGCAATTAGAAGTCAGTTCTTTTCAGGAACAGGAGCAGCCACAACTTTCAATTTGTCATATGAATATGGCAATGAAGCATCCGTATTAGTCTTTATCACTGGTGTTAAACAAAAGACTGATTCCTATGCAGTAATCAATGGTCAAATAGTTTTTTCAACTGCACCACCAAGTGGCACAGACAATGTTGAAGTTATTTACCTTGGTGGTTCAGTAGTAACAACACCTTATCTGTCAGCAGATACATACGGATTAATCAGAATTAATCCACAAACACTAACAACAAATACAACAATTAGTGATGGTTATAATGCAAGTGCGGCTGGTCCGATTACCATTGCAAATAATGTCACACTAATGGTTAGCAATAACTCAACCTTTACAGTATTTTAATTTTAAAGAGAATCTAAAATGGCAGGAAAAATTAAAGCAGACACCATACAAGGTGAATCACAGTTAAAACTTAATATTGGTGAGACAACCTACATCACCGTAGGCGGTGCATCATGGAATGTTGCCGTGCCAATGAATGTGCAATCAACATTCAATACAACTGGTGATGCAACTATCGGTGGTAACTTAACTGTATCAGGTGCAACAACTACTGTTAATACAACTACTCTTGTTGTGTCAGATAAGAACATTGAGATTGCCAACTCTGCTACTCCTACTGATGCTCTTGCAGATGGTGCAGGTATCACAATTAAGGGTTCTACCAACAAAACATTGACTTGGTCAAATACAACCAAGGCATTTACATTCAATACAGGTATTGATATTGGTTCAGTAATTGAAAATGCAAACATTACTGCAACTGCATTAACTGGCACACAAAACATTAATGTGCTTGAAAATTCAATTAACTATTATACTGCTAACAATGCAGCTAACTGGACTATGAATGTCCGTGCAAACTCATCCATAAGACTAGATGCAATAATGTCAACTGGTGAGAGTATGACTGTTGCTTATTTGGCAACTCAGTTGTCTTCAAATACTTACTATCAATCTGCAATGCAAATCGATGGAACTTCTGTTACACCAAAATGGCAAGGTGGTACTGCACCATCTGCGGGTAATGCTACATCAATCGACTTGTATGCTTTCACAATTATTAAGACAGCAGCAAATACATACACAGTATTAGGTTCACAGACCCAATACGCATAAGGAATAGATAATGCCTTTTCTTGGTACAACTGGTGGTGGTAGTGTAAAACAATATGGCGGTCAAGCCAACTTAGGCTATTTTATTAAGAATAGTTTGAGATTCCGTAGTAGTGCAAGTGGTTATTTGAATAGAACTCCTGCAAGCGCAACTAATCGCAAGACTTGGACATGGAGCGCATGGGTTAAACGAGGTTCACTAGGTTCAAATCAACATCTTTTTATGGGGCGCAACAATGGTTCAAATTACGATATGATTCGTTGGAATTCTGACGATACCATCTACTTCTTTGGACAAAATGGTGGTGTTGATTCGTACCGAAGACAGACAACGGCTGTCTATCGGGACCCGTCTGCTTGGTATCACATTGTCGCTGTGTTGGACACAACACAAGCAACTGCATCAAATAGAACAAAACTGTTTGTAAATGGATCACAGGTAACTTCATTTAGTTCTTCTGTTGATTGTTCGTTAAATTTTGATAGTTATGTCAACAACACAAACATACATTTTCTTGGTGGCAACAATCTTGATTCAGTATATTCAGACGGCTACCTAACCGAAATCAACTTCATCGATGGCCAAGCATTAACTCCATCTTCATTTGGTAAAACAGATAACGGAACAGGTCAATGGGTTCCTAAAAAGTTTGCAGGCACTTACGGCACAAACGGATTCTATTTAAAGTTTGCAGATGCATCAGCTGCAACGGCTGCTGCAATTGGTAAAGATTCTTCTGGTAACGGAAACAACTGGACACCAAACAATATCTCTGTGACTTCTGGTGTGACTTATGATGCAATGATTGATTCACCAACAAGAAGTGCAGCTGCAAGTAATTATTGCACTTGGAATCCATTAGCAAAAGGATCAAATCTAGTTACTACTAGTGGCAATTTATCAGTAAATAATGGTGGTGTTGAAGCTAGTCATAGAGCTATTGTTGGAACTATGGGTATGACAACTGGAAAATGGTATTGGGAAGCTGTAGTTAATAATTCCTCTAATGTGGATATTATTGGTGTTATTCCTAGTTCTATATCCACTTTTAATAATTATGTTGGTGGTTTAGGAGATAGTGCTGGATGGGGTTATAATACTTCAACAGGAAATTATTATGTTGGTGGAAATTGGGCTTCTAGTGGAACTGCTCCAGCATTTACATCAAGTGCAACAATTATGATTGCATATGATGCTGATGCTAAGAAAATGTGGGTTGGACAAAATGGAACTTGGAATACTGCTGCTGGTGGTGTAGGAAATCCATCTTCTGGAACAAACGCATTATTTACTTACTCTGGATCAGAAACAACATTTTTACCAGCTGTTTCAATATACAACAATACAGGCGCTTGGGTAGCTAATTTTGGTCAACGCCCATTCTCCTACACCCCACCATCCGGCTTCAAATCTCTCAACACTTTTAATCTGCCATAATCATGCCAGCAATCAATTTACCAAATCAACATTTTGATGTATTAACTTGGTCAGGCACTGGCGGTTCTTCTGGTGCAACAAGGTCAATCACAGGATTAAACTTTCAACCAGATTTAATTTGGGAAAAAGCTAGAACTTCTGGCACAAATCATCAATTACTAGATTCTGTTCGTGGTGTTGGACAAAATAAAGTTCTTGCATCAAATTCTACTGGCGCAGAACCTAATCCTGCCAATACAGAATCTTTATATGGTTGGTTATCTTCTTTAGATTCTGGTGGTTTTACAGTAACAAATGGAACATCAACTTTTGATAATTGGAATAAATCTGGTGATACTTATGTTGGATGGACATGGAAAGCAGGCGGCACAGCAGTAACAAATACTAGTGGTACAATTTCATCACAAGTATCTGCAAACCCAACTGCTGGATTTAGTGTTGTTACTTATACAGGCACAGGTGTGGCGGCAACAATTGGGCATGGACTTGGTGTTGCGCCTAGTATGGCAATCATTAAAAGAAGAAGCACAAGCGGTTCTAATTGGCTTGTATACCATGTGTCTATGACAGCAACCTCTGCTTTGTATTTAAATACAACAGAAGCAAAACAGACATTCTCAGACATTTGGAACAACACAGCACCAACTTCGACTGTAATGTCTCTAGGAACTACCGACAACTGCAACTTAAATGGTGGCACTTATGTTGGTTATTTCTTTGCCGCAGTAGCAGGGTATTCAACCTTTGGGTCATACACGGGTAACGGGTCTACTGATGGACCATTCATCTACACGGGGTTTAGACCTAGATTTTTGATGTTGAAAAAAACTAGCAATTCAACAAATTCAAATTGGTTGATGCAAGACACAAGTCGTGAAACATACAACGCAAGTAATTACGCAACTTTAGCGGCAAATTTAACTAGTCTTGAACCTCAAGTTAGCGCAGGATCATTTGAAGGTAACTTTATTGATTATTTAAGCAATGGATTCAAAATACGGTCATCTGGATCCAATTCAAATGAGTCATCATCAAATTACATATATATGGCATTTGCCGAAGCGCCCTTTAAGTTTAGTAACGCCCGCTGATAAATAGAATATTAACTAAGAGAGAAATATGGCCGGAACATTAATCGTCAGCAATATAACAACAGATACCGATAATAGTTTTACTATTCGTTCTAATACTGGCACAACTTTATTTACTGCTAATACAACAGGTATCGATGTTGCAAACTCTATTGGTGCTACTGCAATTACGAATGATAAGATTCTTTCTGTTGCAAACACAAAGATTACTGGTAACATCATTAGTTCTCAGATTGCACCAGACCAAACACTTAATGGCAACTTAACAGTTAGTGGCACAGGTTTTACTAAGATTGCTACTGGTACTACTGCACAAAGGCCAACATCGAATAGTGCTGGATATATCAGATTTAATTCTACAAGAAACGCTATTGAATATTGGGATGCAAATAATTCCGTTTGGCTTGGTGTTGGTGTATTTTCAGCAATTGGTGGTACAATGACAACTGCTGGGAGTTATACAATTCACACCTTCACATCTTCTAGCACTCTTACTGTTCTTAGTGGAACAATTTCAGCTGAAGTTTTAGTTGTTGCTGGTGGTGGCGCTGGAGCTTGGGATAGAGGAGGCGGAGGCGGCGCCGGTGGATTAGTATATCATTCTGGACTAACATTGACTTCTGGAAATTATACTGTAACAGTTGGTTCTGGTGGAGCTTCAGCTGGCGCTGGTTCAACAACACAAAATCCAGGAAATCCATCTGTATTTGGTAGTATAACAGCTGTTGGTGGTGGCGCAGGTGGTTCAGCACCAGCAAATAATAATGGTGCACCTGGCGGATCTGGCGGTGGCGCAGGCGGTCCAGGTACAGGCGGTTCAGCAACACAATCACCTTCAGGTGGCGGAACAGGATATGGTAATTCTGGTGGTCCCGCAGCAGGCGCAGGAAGTTACAAAGCAGGCGGTGGCGGTGGAGCCGGTGCTGCAGGAACAGCAGGAACTGGACCACAAGCTGGTGCTACTGGAACAGGCGGAGCTGGTTTAGCTTACTCATTATCTGGATCACCAGCGTATTATGCTGGGGGCGGTGGTGCAGGCGCAGTAGATAGTGGATTTGGTGCCGCTGGCGGATCAAGCATTGGCGGCACAGGCGGAAGTTCTGGTCCAAATTTTGGAACTGCTGCAACTGCGGGAACAACAAATACAGGTTCAGGTGGCGGTGGTGGAGGAAACTCTCCGAATGCTCCTCCTGCTTCAGCTGGTGCTGCAGGTGGTTCTGGTATTGTTATTGTTAGATATACTACACCTTAATTAAGAGAATTTTATGGCGCATTTTGCAAAAGTAAACAAACAAACAAATATTGTTGAAGCAGTTATTGTTGCTACACAAGCACACATTTTTAGTTTAGAAGATTCTGAAGATTGGGTTCAAACATCATTTAACACATTAGCTGGTCAACATAATGCTGGTGGTGTTCCTTTAAGAAAAAACTTTGCTGCGATTGGTTACACCTACGATAGACAAAGAGATGCTTTTTATGCACCTAAACCATATCCATCTTGGACATTAAATGAAGATACCTGCCAATGGGAAGCACCAACATCAATGCCTGATGATGGAAAAGTATATAATTGGAACGAAACCACACAATCTTGGGATGCAATAGAATAAAATAGGAAATTAATTATGAGTTTGAGTGTAGAGAAGACAATAGAAGCACTAACTAATGAACATGGTTTTTCTTGGGGTTTAAATTCCGTAATGGGTATTTTAAGACCAGGATGTTTGTATCAGTTAGAAGCAAGAGGTGGTGATTTTATTATTACCCATTGGGAAGAAAACCAATGGTCAGAAGAGAAACAATGTTATCTTGAACCACCAACCTCTAGAGAAATTAGAGATGAGTATGTTAGACAACAAACAATTGCAGAGTGCATAGAGTATTTTAAACAGAATAGAGAATAAATAAAGTCATGCCATTATCTAGAATAAATTCAGCAGCAATCGCAAACAACGCAGTTGTAGCAGCCGATATTGCTGATGGTACAATCACAGCAGCTAAAATTGTGTCTATTGCCAATACTCAGATTACTGGCAATATTATCAGTTCACAGATTACTTCAGTTGCTAATACACAGATTACAGGCAACATTGCAAGTTCACAAATTGTTCCAAATGCAACACTATACGGAAATACAATAATTAGTAGCACGGGGTCTTTAACTATCCCATCAGGAACTACTGCACAGAGACCATCGTCTGCAACTGATGGTATGATAAGATACAATTCAACAACTCTTTCATTTGAAGCTTATTTAAATGGAAATTGGACAACAGTTAAACAAGCACCAATTATTGCAACATACGCATTAGTTGCTGGTGGAGGTGGTGGTTCACCATCAGGTCCTGGTGTTATGGCGGGTGGCGGTGGTGCAGGAGGTTATGTTTCAGGCACAACAACTCTTGTAAGTGGGACAACATACACAGTAACCGTTGGTAGTGGTGGTGCAGCTGGTTATGTCGGTAATCCATCAACTATTACTGGTTCAGGATTATCAACCATAACAGCAACGGCTGGCGGTTATGGTGCTAGAGCGGGTTATAGTTCACCAACTTCCGCTGGTGGACCAGGAGGTTCGGGCGGTGGCGGTGGAACACCAGGTGGCTCTGCGGGTTCTGGAACTCCAGGTCAAGGATTCAATGGCGGTGCCGGTGCAACTGAAGGTGGTGGCGGCGGCGGTGGTGCCGGTGCTGTAGGACAAACTGGTGACAGAAATCCTGCAAATTCACCAGCACCTAATTATGGTGGTAACGGTGGCATTGGTGTTACAGTAGGTTTAACAGGCACACCAACTAATGTTGCAGGCGGTGGCGGTGGTGGTGCTGCAGGTGGAAGTTATGGAAATTATCCATCACCAACAAATCCAGCCCCATCAACTGGTAAAGGTTATGGCGGTGGTGAAGGATACAACACTTCTGGTTCTCCTGCTCCTCTGATGACAGGAACAACCAATACTGGCGGTGGTGGCGGTGGTGGTGGGTCATATAGTGGTACTACTGGTAACGGTGGAAGTGGTGGTTCTGGTGTTGGATATATTTCTGTTGCAACTGCACTCTATACAGGAACATATTCTCCTGCCCCAGCAGTTACAGTTACAACAAACGGTGCGAATACTGTTTTGACATTTACTGGTACAGGCACTTATACCGCTTAATAGAGAAAATATATGGCACATTACGCAAAAGTAGACCAAGGTAGAGTTTTAAAAGTAATCGTTGCAGATGAAGATTATATCAATTCATTTGTAGATACTGAACCTGGAAATTGGATTCAAACTTCATATAACACAAGAGGTGGTGTTCATATTCTAGGTGGCACACCATTAAGAAAAAATTTTGCTGGGGTCGGTTACACATACGATGCACAAAGAGATGCATTTATACCACCAAAAGAATTTAATTCTTGGGTCTTAAATGAGACTACATGTTTATGGGAAGCACCAGTTCCTCACCCAAATAGTAATGGTGAAGGTTACAAATGGAACGAATCCACACAGTCTTGGGATTCAGTAGAATAACAAACATAATAGTTAAAGAAAACCCCACTTCGGTGGGGTTTTTTGTTTCCATAATACCTAGATTGACTAAATAGACAATAAACAAAAGAGGGCATAATGGCTGGTTTTGCAGAATTAACGATAGAACAAGGCGCTAGTTATTCGACAACAATAACTGTAAATGATGCATCTGGTTCTCCCCAAAATTTAACTTCTTATACTTGTGCATCTCAGATTCGCAAGTCATACTATTCATCCACAGCAAATAGTTTTACAGTAGTCGTTAGTAATGCGGCTAATGGTGAAATTACTATGTCTATGACAGCGGCAAATACAGCTAACATAACACCAGGTCGATATGTTTATGATTTGCTTATTACAAGCCCTGCAAATGTTAAAACAAGAGTTGTTGAGGGTATCGCAACAGTTCTACCATCAGTTACGAGATAATGGCAACAGTAACTATAATAAACACCCCAGCGGCAACAGTTGCATTAAAACCTTCTAACAAAACGGTTGCAACTGTTTCTGTTAGACCAGCATCAAATGTTGCTCTTGGTGATTTAACAAATGTAGATGTTGCCAACTCTGTAAATGGACAGGCATTAATTTACAATGCCGCTACAGGTAAATACGAATCTCAAACATTTACTTTAGACGCAAACAATATCACCAATGTAAATGGTGGACTATTTTAAAATAATAATAACAAGGAAATAAAATGGCAAATACTACAATTCAGTTAAAGTATTCCAACGCCACAGCAACGCCAGTATCACTTGCACAAGGTGAAACCGCTTACTCAAATAACTCTAACAAGTTGTTCATTGGTTTAAGCAGTGGTTCTATTGTTGCCATTGGTGGTTCATACTATACCGGTTTAATCGATGCAGCTACTGATGCGAATACTGCTTCTGCGATTGTTAAAAGAGATGCATCAGGTATATTCTCTGCAACGGCAGTTAGAGCATCTTTGTATGGTAACGCAAATACTGCGGCTGCATGGCAAACTGCAAGAACGATTGGTGTCTCTGGTGATGCCAACGGAACAGTTTCTATCGATGGTTCTGCAAACGCAAATATTCCATTAACACTTGGTAACTCAGGTGTTACAGCAGGAACATATGGTGGTTCAACACAAATTCCTACTTTTGCTGTTGATGCAAAAGGTCGTATCACTTCAGCTGCAAATGTGGCACTATCAACAACATTCAACTTTGCGGGTAATACAGGCACTGGTACTACTTCAACTGGTGGTACAGTAACAATCGTTGGTACAAACGGTGGTGGTATTACAACAACATTTACTGATGGAACTGACACATTCGGTGTTGCAGTAGATGCTACTGTTGTTAGAACAACAGGCGGAACAATTTCTGGTGATTTGGCAGTTACTGGTAATTTGGTTATTTCTGGTAATACAATCACACAAGATGTTGAAACAATTCGAACAGAAGATTCTCTAATTACATTAGCTGCAAATAATGCTGCTGATGCGATTGATATTGGTTTCGTTGGTAAATATGTTTCTGGCACAACAAAGTATACTGGTCTTGTTAAACAAGCTGGTGGCAACTTCTTCTTGTTTCAAAACATTCCAAATGACCCAACAACTAACGCACTTGCAACAGGTTCTGCAACCGCTGCAAACACCGCTACCCTTCGTGCAAACTTAACTGGTGGTACAGTTTCAAGTCTTGCTTCTGCAATTGGAGTTTCAGATGGTGGTACTGGTGCAACATCGTTTACTGCTGGTCAAAGAGTTGGTTACAATGGTACAAACCTTGTTTCTATTGCTAACACAACAACTACTGTAACTGGTGGTCTTTCTACTGCAAACACAATCTCTTCAATTACATACAATGCATATGGAGATATTACTACATACACCGGTGCTGCTATCGCAATTGATGCTGGTCAAGTAACATCAGGTACTTTACCTATTGCAAGAGGCGGTACAAACCAAACTTCATTCACAAATGGTATTGTTGCATACAATGGAACTTCACTTGCAACATTAGCAAACACTGGTACTGCTGGTACTTACGCAAATGCTGCTTATGTTCCTGTTATTACTACTGATGCATATGGTCGTGTCTCTGCTGTAACGAATACTGCAATCGCAATCGATACTTCTGCAATTACTTCTGGCACATTGGGTGTAACAAGAGGTGGTACAGGTTCTGCATCGTTTACTGCAAACGGTGTTATCTATGGTGGTTTAACTTCGACTTCTGCATTGTTGTCAGTCGCTTCTTCAACCGAAGGACATGTTTTACAAATTAACACATCTGGCATTCCGACATTTGGTATGTTGAATGGTGGAAGCTTCTAATATATAATTGGTACACTATGAAAGGGTTTTATTATGACCGATGTAAATTTTATAAATGCCTACAATGAGGTAATTTTAGACAACTTTAATTCTGTATTAAAACAGAATTTTATGTTTCAAACACAAATTAAATTTCTTCAAGAACAGGTAAATGAGTTAGATTCTCTTAGAGAAAAAGCAATTAAATATGATGATTTGATGCATGAGAAAGATAATTGCTTACATCAAATTGATGTTTTGAAAGATGATATACAAACTAAAGACAGACTTATTGAAAGTGCAAATAATGCTGATGCAGATAGACATAGACTTCAAACTGCATTAAACACACAAGCACAAGAGATTGAAAAATTAAAAACTCGCATTGGTAATTTTGAAGATGAAATCAAATCAAAAACAGAATATGTTAAACAGCTGGAAGACATGTTGCCAAATTCAAAAAGAAAAAAATTAGGTTTAGAACCAATTGACACACCAAAAGAAGATGTTGAAGAGATAAAAGTAACTGACAAAACACCAAAACAAAATAATGTTTCATTGAAAGAAATTGCTAATGGCGGATCGTTCTAAAGATGGCAAATACAGTCATTGCGATTCGCAGTTCTGGTACAACCAGTAGAACTCCTTCACTCGGTGTTATCGCAAACGGTGAGTTATCTCTTAACTATGCCGATGGTATTCTTTATTATAAAACTTCATCGAACACTCTTGGTTCGATTCGCACTACTCAGCCTTCCGGTTTAACAACTGAAATTCAGTTTAACGATGCCGGTTCTTTTGGTTCCAATTCCAACTTCACATTTAATAAAACTACTGGTTTATTAAGCACTACACTTTTAAAATCAACACAATCAGCTGGCGATGAAGGTGGTCAATTAGATTTAGCGACTTCTGCAACAAATACAACACTTGCAGGTGGTTCTGTTGCAATTGATGTTTATCAAAATAGAATAAGAATTTTTGAGACTGGTGGTACTAATCGTGGTGTTTATATCGATTTGGCCAATGGTGCTGGTGCAGGTGTAAGCACCAATTTAATTTCTGGATCGGCTGCTGTAACTTCTGTTGCTGGCGCAACTGGTGCCGTATCAAATAATCAAATTCTTGCAGGTTTATTGACTGTCGATGGTTTAGGTTCAGGTCTTGATGCTGACTTACTTGATGGATTAAATAGTGCTTCTTTTGCCAATGCTGCATTTGCTAATACAGATTACACAACAATCTCTGCAACTGCGACCACATATGGTAATGCATCTTTTGTTCCAGTAACAACATTAGCTGCTAATGGTCGTGTTTCTTCAATCGTCAATACAGCAATTTCAATCTCAGCAACTGCTGTTTCTGGCATTCATACATTTGCACAAGGCGGAACTAATGCTGCCTCATATACGACTGGCGCATTATTAACTTCAAATGGAACTGCAATCGTATCTCTTGCTAATACAGGAACGGCAGGTACATATGGTAATGCTTCTTATGTTCCTGTCATTACAACGGATGCATATGGTAGAGTAACATCGGTCACAAATACTGCAATAACAACAAGTGGTGCAACAATTGGTGATGTATTAGCGCTATCAATAGCACTAGGATAAATAAAAAATGGCAAAACCTACAACAAGAGCACAATTTAAAGATTACTGTCTAAGAAGACTTGGACATCCTGTTATTCAAATTAATGTGGATGATGACCAAGTTGATGACCGTATTGACGATGCTTTGTCTTTCTATTCTGACTATCACTATGATGGCACCGAAAAGATTTTTATGAAGCATCAAATTACACAAACCGATATTGATAGAAGATGGATTTACTGCCCTGATGCAGTAAACTTTGTTACAGGAATTATTCCATTTGACCAATCTGGTTCTTCAGTTAACATGTTTGATTTGAGATATCAATTAAGATTGCATGATTTGTATGACTTTACATCCGTATCTTATGTGTCATATGAAATTACCATGCAACATATTCGCACTTTGAATTTATTGTTCTCTGGTACTCCACAGTTTAGATTTAATAGACACCAAAATAGATTATTCTTAGATGTTGATTGGTCTAGAGATTTTGAAGTTGGTGATTATGTTGTTATTGAATGTTATAGAAAATTAATACCTGATACAATTAACATTACAGGTACAGTAACGGGCAATACTTCTGCAAACACTTTAACTGGCACAGGTACAATATTCGACCAAGAACTTTTAGAGAATGATATTATTTTATTGTCTTCTGGTGCAGAATATCAAGTGCAAAGAATTAAATCACCAACTGAACTGACAGTTAGTGCAACCACTCTTACTGCAAATGTAACCTCAGAAACTATAACAAAAACTGGTATCACAGATATTTGGAATGATAGATTCTTAAAGGCATACGCAACCGCAAAGATTAAATATCAATGGGGTTCAAACCTATCTAAGTTTGCTGGTATTCAAATGCCAGGTGGTGTAACATTTGACGGTCCAAGAATCATGCAAGAAGCACTTGAAGAGATTAATAAGATGGAAGAAGAAATGTATACTATGGGTAGCTTGCCAAGCGAAATCTTTACTGGTTAATTATGTCTACAAATTTTTACTTCAATAACTTTCCCTCTGAGCAAATTACCAGTGAACAACTGCTGGTAGAGGATTTGGTTATTGAAGCGATGCAAATTCATGGTATGGATGTATTCTATTTACCAAGAACATCAGGTGATTCTGAAGATATGTTATATGGTGAAGATTCATTAAAAAGATACACTACTGCATATAGTATTGAAATGTATCTTGAAAATATTACTGGTATGGATGGTGAAGGTGATTTCATTTCTAAATTTGGTTTAGAGATTAGAGATGAAATTACTTTATTAGTTTCTCGCCGTAGATTTAAATACACTACTGGTGCATCAAATCTGTTTAGACCAAGAGAAGGTGATTTAATTTATGTGCCTTTAATTCAAAACTTTTTTGAAATTACAATGGTAGAGCATGAAAATAATCAAGCAATGTTCTATACATTAGGCAGAGGTAGAAATAACAATGTTTATGTTTATGCATTACATTGCAAACAGTTTGTGTTCTCACAAGAATTGGTACATACCGGTATTGAAGAGATTGATGAACAAATTAGAGATGCATATCAAAGAGAAAGAATCACAATGTCTGTTGGTGGTTCAGGCACATATCTACAAGATGAGACAGTATATCAAGGTGCAAGTTTAGCTGCAGCAACAGCAAAGGCAACGGTACATTCTTGGGATAGTACCAATAGATATTTGGATGTTGTTAGACCAATGGGAACATTTGCTAATAACACAGCAATAATTGGATCAACTTCTGGTGCAAATTGGACTGCTTCAACTCTACCAGATGATACAACATTCGACAATAACGCATTTGAGGATGTGGTTGATAATACTAGAATAGAAACAGAATCAGATGCAATTATTGATTTCTCAGAACACAATCCTTTTGGTGAACCATAATGTTAGGTAATGAACATTTTTATAATCGCACCATTCGCAAAGTAGTTGTTGCGTTTGGTACAATGTTTAATGACATTCATGTTATTAGATATAATAAAGCTGGAACAACAGAGTATGAAAAGTTTAAAGTACCTTTGAACTATGGTGCTAAAGAAAAATATTTAACTAGATTAACTACCGACCCAACTTTAACAAAATCTATTGCAACAACTGTTCCTAGAATTTCTTTTGATTTGACAGGAATGACATATGATTCATCAAGAAAATTACCATCTACTGTAAGAAATTTTGCACACGAAACTTCAACTTCGGTTAAAACACAGTTTGTTCCTGTACCATATGATTTTCAATTTTCATTATCAATCTATGTTAGAAATACGGAAGACGGAACACAAATACTAGAACAAATTTTGCCATTTTTTACACCAGACTTTAATGTGACAATTGATTTTATTCCTAGTATGGGCAAAAAATATGATATGCCTGTTATATTGAATTCAGTATCAAATCAAACTGATTATGAAGGTGATTTAATGAACACCAGATTAATCATTTGGAATTTAGAGTTTACTGCAAAAGCATATATTTGGCCACCAGTTCTTTCTGGTGAAGTTATTAGACAAGCAAATACAAGTCTGTATTTGGAAACAAGAACTAAAGATGCACAGAAAGTTTATGTTGACTATGCAAATGGAACAGGATATTTTATATCTACTGGTGAAACTGTAAGAGTTGAGAATAGAGGCATTACTGGTGAACTATTATACTTCAGTAACTCAAACAATTCAACAGGAAATACAGCTTCAGTTATTGTTGGATATCTAACTGACTTGTTAAAAGTTGGTGATAAAATTGTTGGTGATACAAGTAATGCATCATATAGTGTTGTTTCATTAGATACCAATCCATTAAAATCTGTATTGGTTGTTACAACACCAAATCCAATTACCGCACAACCAGATGATGAATTTGGTTTCTCAGAAACGATTACAGAATTTCCTAATATAGTATGAATAACTTGAATACAAAATTATCAGAAGTGTTGGATGTAGAACCAATACAATTTGAAACTTTACCAGCAGAAATAAAAACTCCTGTTGAAGATGATTCTGAATTTGCAAGGCAAAATATCAGAAACTTAATTGAAAAAGGTAACACAGCAATCGATAATCTTTTGCATGTTGCCAAAGAATCAGAACATCCAAGAGCATATGAAGTTGCTGCTGGTTTAATAAAAAATCTCTCAGACTTGAATAAAGACTTACTTGAAGTTCAGAAAAGAAAAAAAGACTTGAGTGGTGAAACACAAAATGCAAAAAACATAAATGTAGATAAGGCAGTCTTTGTTGGATCTACAACAGAATTAGTTAAATTTTTAAAGAACAATAAATAGGAATACTATGGAACAATTAATTGAACAACTCAAAGTAATTTTAGGTACAAATTTTGGTTTGTATTTGAAATCTCACAACTATCATTGGAATATTGAAGGTCAAGATTTTCCACAATATCATTCTTTCCTAGATGGATTTTACAACGATGTTTGGAATCAATCAGACGATATTGCAGAACATATTCGTCAATTAAACGCATATGCACCAGGTTCATTTACAAGATTTTTAGAACTATCTGCTGTTGAAGAAGCAACAACTGTGCCTGATGCACATACAATGTTTATTACATTAAAAGCAGATAACGACAAATACATTATGCAATTAAGAGCAGGTATTGTTTTAGCAGAACAAGCAGGTGAACCTGCCGTATCAAATTTTTTACAAGACCTTCTTGGTGCTCACCAGAAGAAAGCATGGATGCTAAGAAGTATCGTAAAGTAAAATGTCTGATTTAGGTGGTGGTTATAATGGTAATGCAAGTCTAAAAAGACTAGGTGTAGAGATATCCTACACCGAAGAACAAGTTGCAGAAATTGTAAAGTGTTCTGAAGACCCAATTTACTTTATTAAAAATTATGTAAAGATTGTCAATGTGGACAAAGGTCTTGTTCCGTTTGACATGTGGCCTTTCCAAGAGAATATGGTTAAAGAGTTTCACGAAAACCGATTCTCTATCTGTAAGATGCCTCGACAAGTTGGTAAAACAACCACAACAGTTGGTTATATGTTGTGGTGTGTTCTATTCAATATCGATTATAAGATTGCAATTCTTGCCAACAAAGGTTCTTTAGCAAGAGAGATTCTTGGTAGAATTCAGTATGCATATGAGTATTTACCTCTATGGTTGCAACAAGGCATTAAAACTTGGAATAAAGGTAACATTGAATTAGAAAATGGTTCAATGATTTTTGCATATGCGACTTCTGCATCAGGTGTTCGTGGAGGTACTTACAACCTAGTTTTCTTGGATGAATTTGCTTTCGTTCAACATAACATGGCGCAAGATTTCTTTACTTCTACTTACCCTGTTATATCATCAGGTAAGACTACAAAAGTTATTATTGTTTCGACCCCTAATGGTCTAAACATGTTCTATAAGATGTGGGTTGACGCTGTTGAAGGTAGGTCTACTTACAAACCACTTGAAGTTCATTGGTCTCAAGTTCCAGGCAGAGATGAAGCTTGGAAAAATGAGACTATTAGAAACACTAGTGAAGAACAATTTAGACAAGAGTTTGAAACAGAATTTATTGGTTCATCGGCAACATTGATTTCTGGTGCAAAACTAAGAAGTCTTGCTTTCCACAATCCAATATCTTCAATAGACGGATTAGATATATACGAAGAGCCTGTAAAAGACCGGCTGTATATTGCCACAGTTGATTGTGCAGAAGGTGTTGAACAAGACTATTCAACAATCAATGTAATTGATGCAAGTCAAACTCCATATAAACAGGTGGCTAAATATAGAAATAACAAATTACCTTTATTGTTTTTTCCAACTGTAATCTATTCGATTGCAAAAAAATACAATGAAGCATATGCTTTGATTGAGACCAATAACATTGGTCAACAAGTTGTTGATATTCTACACTATGATTTAGAGTATGAAAATATCTACAAATTAGAACATCATCATATTAAAGGTCAAGCAATCTCTTCTGGTTTTAAGAGGTCTACCAGTTTTGGTATTAAGACAACAAAATCAGTCAAAAAGATTGGTTGTGCAAACTTAAAGACATTAGTAGAAAATGACAAATTAATTATTAATGACTTTGATACTATTGCTGAAATGAATACTTTTACAAGAGTAAGGGATAGTTATGCAGCGGAAGAAGGCAACAATGATGACTTGGTGATGGGATTGGTATTATTTGCGTGGTTGACAGCACAATCGTTTTTTAAAGAATCAACGAATATTGATATTAGAAAGTTAATGTTGGCAGAACAAAACATGTTACTAGAAGAAGAATTGGCACCGGTTGGCATCTTCGATGACGGCCGCAAAGAAGAAGAAATAGTGGATGGTGGTGATGTTTGGTCGACAAGAAGTTATACTTCCTCAACTTTCTAAATAACTAAATATACAATAAATAGAATTTGACCCGATAACAAAAGGAGAAATCCATGGCATTTCAGCTATCACCTGGGGTAAATGTATCAGAAATCGACCTGACTACAATTGTCCCCTCAGTCGCCACTTCAATTGGCGCATTTGCCGGACCGTTTGCTTGGGGTCCAGTTGGTGAAATTATTACAATTTCAGACGAAGTAAGGCTTGCCTCTACATTTGGCAATCCTGATTCAAATAATTATGAATACTGGTTCTCAGCAGCAAACTTTCTAGCATACACAAACAATCTTAAAATTGTTCGTGCGGTAAATATTACAACAACAAGAAACGCAACTGCAAATGGTGCTAACAATGTTGCCCTTATTAAGAATGAGGATGACTGGTTAGATAACTATTCTGCTGGTAATACTGTTTATGGTATCGCTGCTGCTCGTTATGCGGGTGCATTAGGTAATACATTAAAAGTTTCTGTTGCGGACGCAAACACTTATTCTACTTGGACTTACTCTTCACAATTCACATCAGCGCCAGGAACTTCTACCTATGTTTCAAACAAAGGTGGTACATATGATGAAGTTCATATCGTTGTTGTTGATGAAGATGGTTTGTTCTCTGGTACAAGAGGCACAGTCCTTGAGAAGTTTGGTTTTGTATCTAAGGCATCAGACGCTAAAGATGATTCTGGTAATGCAAATTACTACAAACAAGTCTTACAAAACAAATCAAAATACATTCACTGGATGTCACATCCAACCACAATTGCAACAGGTACTTCTTGGGGTTCTACTGCAAACGCAACAGCATTTGCAAACTTAACTGCCAATGTAACAGTATCATTGTCTGGTGGTGTTGATGGTACAATATCAACTGCCAATGTGGTAACTGCATATGACTACTTCAATAATGCAGAATCAGTTGATATTTCATTGATTGTTTCTGGTCCAGCAGATACAACACTTGCAACTGCTTTGATTGCAACTGCTGAATCAAGAAAAGATTGTGTGGTATTCTTATCACCACCAAAATCAAATGTTGTTGACAATGCAGGTTCTGAAACAACATCAATTGTAGCATATCGCAACGGTTTAACAAGTTCATCATATGCTGTTATAGATTCTAACTGGAAATATCAATACGATAAGTATGCAGATGTTTACCGTTGGGTACCAATGAACGGTGATGTTGCTGGTTTATGCGCTAGAACAGACCTTGAAAGAGACCCATGGTATTCACCTGGTGGTTTGAATAGAGGTATTATTAAGAATGTTATTAAACTTGCATGGAATCCAACAAAGACAAACAGAGATGATTTGTATATTAAAGGCATTAATCCTGTTGTTTCATTCCAAGGCGAAGGCACAGTTCTATTTGGTGATAAAACAATGTTGTCTAAACCATCTGCGTTTGACCGCATCAATGTTCGCCGTTTATTCATTGTGCTTGAGAAGTCAATTGCAAGAGCAGCTAGATTCTCATTGTTTGAATTTAACGACCAGTTCACAAGAGCTCAGTTTGTTGCACTTGTAGAACCATTCTTGCGTGATGTTCAAGGTCGCCGTGGTATTACCGACTTCAAAGTAGTTTGTGACGAATCCAATAACACTGGTGAAATTATAGACCGCAATGAGTTTGTTGGTGATATCTACATTAAACCTGCTCGCTCAATCAACTTTATCCAACTTAACTTCGTTGCGGTTCGCACAGGCGTATCGTTTGATGAAGTTGTTGGGAAGTTCTAATAAATAGAGAAACAGGAGAAATCACATGGCATTTTCAGTAAACGAATTTAGAAGTCAGATGACAGGGGACGGTGCCCGTCCTAATCTGTTTGAAATTTCTATGCCTTTCCCTGCGTTCTCTGCGCCAGGAAATGCACAATCAAAATTAACATTTATGTGTAAGACTGCACAGTTACCAGGAGCAACAATTGGTGTTGTGCCAGTCCAATACTTTGGCAGAGAATTAAAGTTTGCAGGTAATAGAACATTTGCAGATTGGACAATTACAGTTATTAACGATGAAGACTTTGCGGTCCGTAACGCTTTCGAAAGATGGATGAACGGCATCAATAGTCACAATCTAAATATCCGTAATCCAATTGCATTAGCACCATCAGGTTATGCTGTTGATGCTTCTGTTACACAGTTTGGCAAACAAGGCGACACTTTAAAGAAATATAAATTTGTAGGCGTGTTCCCAACAGATGTTACACCAATCGATGTTGATTGGGGCTCTAACGATACTATCGAAGAGTTTTCTGTAACTCTCACCTATCAATGGTGGGATGCTGTAGAGACCGGCGTAGTGTGATTAAGGGGACCGATTTGGTCCTCTTACATTTTTTTAGAATGGTATATTAATGGCTATTAAACTTTTCGGTTTTACCTTAGGTAAAAAAGATGTTGTCCAGGCACAAGAACCTGGACAACCATCTTTCGCACTTCCAACGGAGACAATGGATGATGGTGCAGTCACTATCACCCAAAACGCTCATTATGGAACATATGTCGATTTAGAAGGTTCTGTTCGCAATGAAATAGAACTAGTTTCTAGATATCGTGAAATGGCAAATCATCCTGAGTTGGAGATGGCTATTGATGATATTGTCAATGAGGCAATAACACACGATGAATCTGGTAGAACATTAGACATTGTTCTTGACAATCTAAAACAACCAGAATCCATCAAAAAGAAAATTGCAGAAGAGTTTGATAATATTCTCAAACTATTAAACTTCAGTAATTTAGCAGATGATTTATTTAAGAGATGGTATATTGATGGTAGAATTTACTATCATATTGTTGTTGATGAAACAAAACCAAAAGAGGGTATTCAAGAGTTAAGATATATTGATCCTCGAAAGATTCGTAAAGTAAGAGAGATTAAAAAAGGTCAAGATCCAAAAACGGGCGCATTGATTATTCAATCTCTTGCCGAATACTATGTCTACAATGATAAAGGCACAGTAACACAATCATATACCAGTTCAGTAAATGCTGGTTTAAGAATTGCACCTGAAGCAATTTTAAATGTGAATTCAGGTTTGATGGATGCAAAAAATACATTCGTCATATCATACTTACATAAAGCGATTAAACCACTTAATCAATTGAGAATGATTGAAGATGCGGTTGTTATTTACCGTGTCTCAAGAGCACCAGAAAGAAGAGTGTTCTATATTGATGTTGGTAATTTACCAAAAGGTAAAGCGGAACAATATCTCCGTGATGTGATGATTAAGTATAAGAACAAAATTGTTTACGATGCTGCGACTGGTGAAGTCCGTGATGACCGTAAACATATGTCGATGTTGGAAGATTTTTGGTTGCCTCGCCGTGAAGGTGGTAAAGGCACAGAGATTACAACATTGGCTGCAGGACAAAATCTTGGTGAGTTAGCTGATGTAGTTTACTTCAGACAAAAACTTTTAAACTCATTGAATGTTCCAATTTCAAGATTAGAACCACAACAAGGTGGTATGATTGGTCTTGGTAGAACAACAGAAGTTACTAGAGATGAAGTTAAGTTTGCCAAATTTGTTGCAAGACTTCGTAATAAGTTTTCAAGAATTTTTGATGATGCATTAAAAGTTCAATTGGCATTAAAAGGAATTTGTACCAAAGAAGAGTGGGACGAATTCAAAGAAGACATATATTACGAATTTAAGAAAGACAATAACTTCACCGAAATGCGTGAAGCAGAATTGTTGAAAGAAAGAATGGGAGTTCTGCAATTAGTTGACCCATATATTGGCAGATACTATTCGTTGAATTGGGTTAAACAAAACATCCTTCAATTTACAAAAGAACAAATTGAACAGATGGATGAGGAGATGAAAGATGAAGAAGACAAAGGAATTGGCGGTCCTACTGTCCCGGCCGGTGCCCAAGGACAAGGACAAGGACAAGAACAACCAGAAGTTTCACCAGAACAATACCCTCCCGAAGACAACACTCAGGAAGCAGGCTCCACGGAGTCGTTAACACCAATGCTTGACAGAGAAGTAGAAAAGTATTCAACTGGACTAAATAAGCGATAAAAGGAAATCATAATGGAAACATCAAATTTTATAGACCATTTAAGTGCTGGTAATGCATCAGAAGCAAAATCTGTATTGACAGATATGTTATCAGCAAGAGCATTTGAAGCATTAGATGCAAAGAAGATTGAATTGGCAAAAACAATTTTTACTGGTAAAGAAGAATCAGTAGAAGTTCAGGACACAGAAGAGACTGAAACAGAGCAATGAAATCTTTATTAGAATTCAAATCTATTGTTGAAGAAGAGAAGTCATCAGACTATTCAAAGTTTGATATGTTGGTTCGAGCAGGTCTTGCCAATAAGGCACAGATGCAAAGAATCCATAGAATTCTCGACAAGATGCAAGAAGAAAAACCTGTATTCAATAATGCAGATAGAATGATTCTTCAAAATCTATTCAATAAAATGGTAGATTTGATTTCTAATAACAAACAAATATTCACACAGGCAAGAAGAGCTGTGCATGAAGAAAACGAAATAATTGAATCTGAAAGTTTAAACGAAGATTCACAAGATAATTTAAAAGATCCGCCTTTTGTTTTATTGTTGAAGAGAAAAGCAATTAGAGTATATCCAGATAGAACAAAAGTTGCTTTATATCACAATAAACAATTAGATAAATATTTTTCGGTACCATATGGTCCAGGCATTGAAGGTTATGTTCAAGCAGAAGAAGTTGAATTAGAAGAAGCGGTAATGGATCAACTACAAAAGATTAAAGATACACATCAATACGGCACAGTAAATCACAAAGATGGTTCTGCTAGTAAAGTTGATGTTCAAACTGCTCATGCGGTATTAACTGTTCATAAAAGTTTGAATGATGTAAACAAAAAGAAATTTGCAGATATGGTGGCAAGGTCAGCACATCATATGCGAAAAGCGGCTGATTTTGCTTTTAAACACACAAAATGAATTTTATAGATTTAATTGCATCAAATAAATTAAATGAGGCAAAAGAAAATATATTGACTCGTTTGAGTGAGATTGTTTCTAAAAGATTAGAAGAAGCGAAAAGATATGTTGCAGAAGATATGTTGGAAGAAGTTGAAGAACTTGATGAAGCTAAAAATGCAAATATCATTAAGATGGGTAGAATCACAAAGATTCGTAGAAGAATTAGAAGGAATGCTAAAGGTAGAATTACTGTTCAAAAGAATGTAAGAAAATCTGGCATTAAAGGATATAGAATTTCAGGTAATACTGTTAAGAGAATATCTGCAACAACAAGATTAAAAAAGGCTCGTTTATTAAAACGGTCATGGAAAACAACTAGAAGAGCAAAATTGCGCCGAACTTTATTGAAAAGAAAAATGTCAATGAATAGACGCAAATCAATGGGACTAAGATAAAATGGCATTTGAAATTACAAATACACAAAGGTCAGCATCTATCATTAGAGTGGCTGATGCAGGAACAACAACAGTTGCTTTGGCCAACTTAGCTGTTGATGCTAATGAAACTGTTACTGCTGCTAACATTAGACGATTAACTTGGTCTACTAATGGTAGTATTCAAATTACTCGGAACTCAGTTCCATTATTAATGTTGCACAATGCTGGTACAATGATGCTTGATGAATTGAATCATTCATTGGCAAATAACAATACTCAATCTATTGTTATCACAGTTAATACTGGTGGTTCAATTGTTATGGAAGTTACTAAAACAGCAACTTATGCAACTGCACTAACAGGAATGTAAGATGAAACTTATTAGAGAACATATTGAAGATGTAAGGTATCTTACCGAAGCATCCGAAAATGGAAAAAAAAATTTGTTTATTGAAGGCACTTTTCTTGTAGGAGAAGCCATCAATAAAAATAATCGTATGTATAAAATGGACACACTCCGTGGTGAAGTCAAAAGATACAACGAAGAATATATTAAGACCAATAGAGCATTAGGTGAACTTGGTCATCCAGACACACCATCTATTAACTTAGAAAGAGTGTCGCATAAGATTGTTTCTCTTGTAGAAGATGGTAACACATTCTACGGGAAAGCATTAATTCTTGAAACGCCATATGGTCAGATTGTCAAGAACTTTATTGATAACGATGTAAGTATTGGGGTCTCTTCTAGAGCCCTAGGATCTGTTGTTACAACTAAAGAGGGTTACAATCTTGTTCAAGACGATTTGAGATTGGCAACAGCGGCAGACATTGTTGCAGACCCATCTGCTCCAGGTGCCTTTGTAAACGGCATCATGGAAAATAAAGAATGGATGTTTGTTGAAGGACGCTTCGTTGAGGCAGATTTTGACAGCGCAAAAGAACAAATACAGAGAGCATCTTCTAAACAAATCGAAGAAGTTGCACTCAAATTGTTTGAAAATTACCTCAGAAAACTTTAATTTTATAAATAAGAAATCATAAGGAGATTCCTAATGGCAACAAATAAACTAATGGAAGCCGCAGCAGACATTCTTGCAGGAAGCAAGAAATCCGCATCGGGTATGCCAACCCAAAAACTACCAGGTTCTGAGTATACAGAATTAGGTGGACCAACTAACAAACCAGCAGACGGTGAAGACCGTGTTGGCGAAGATCCATATAAGGACTATAAAATAGATCCTGAAAATGCGAAAAGAGCCGAACCGCCTAAAACTAAGCCCTCTTCTGCTTCTGCCGACACTCAACTTAAATTAGATGGCGGTAAGAAAACTATGTCTGAAGGTGAAAAGCATGATGATGAATCTGAAGACAAAGAAATGATGAAAAAAATGAAGATGAAAGAAAAGATGAAAGAAGATGTTGACGCTCTCTTTGCTGACGATTCTACCATCTCAGAAGAATTCAAATCTAAAGTTTCTACAATTTTTGAAGCTCGTGTCGAAGACCGTGTTGCACAAATTGAAGAAGAAGTAGAATCAAAATATGCTGGCATGCTTGAAGAAGCAGTCGAGTCTATTCGTGCCGACCTAACAGAAAAAGTAGATGACTACCTTTCATATGTTGTTGAACAATGGATGAATGATAATCAAATCGCTATCGAATCTGGTCTCCGTGCTGAATTGACAGAAGACTTTATTGCCGGTATGCGTAACCTATTCGCTGAACACTACATTGATGTTCCAGCAGAAAAAGTCGACCTCGTTGATGAGTTGGCAAGTAAAGTTGAAGAACTTGAAAGTCAAGTTAACGAAGAAATCGAGCGTGCAGTTGAACTAAAGAAAGCTTTGGTTGAATCACGCAAAGTAGAAATGACCCGTGAAGTGTGTGAAGGTCTCACAGCAACTCAAGTTGAAAAAATCAAATCACTCGCAGAGAGTGTAGAATTCTCCACAGAGGACGAATACAAACAAAAACTTGAAACAATTCGTGAGAACTATTTCCCTTCAGGTGCTAAAAAGGCATCAGAAGCACAATTACACGAGCAGATTGAAGATGCTGAAGACGAAAAGAAAGTCATTAATGACCCATTCGTAGCTATGGTATCTCAAGCAATTTCTAAAACAAAAATTTAATTTAACTAGTAATACAGGAGATAAAAATGTATTTGTCCGAAAATTTACAAAAGAAATGGGAAGGCGTTCTGGATCATCCAGATTTAGCCCCTATTAAAGACCCATATCGTAAAGCTGTTACAGCCGTTATTCTTGAGAATCAAGCTCAAGAAATGCAAAAGGCTTCTGGCATGCTATACGAAGCAGTTCCAACAAACTCAGCATCTGCTGGTTTAGGTTCTGCTGGTGCAACAGGCTTCTCGTCTGGTGCTACTGCATCGGGTCCAGTTGCCGGTTTTGACCCAATCTTAATTAGCTTGGTTCGCCGTTCACTACCAAACTTAATCGCTTATGACATTTGCGGTGTGCAACCAATGACAGGTCCTACAGGACTTATCTTTGCAATGCGCTCTACATACTCAACAGCATTAGGTACAGAAGCATTCTACAACGAAGCTAACACAGGTTTTGCTGGTCTTGGTACCGCTCAAACTGCGTTGACAGTTGGTTCTGCAACTGCTAACACATTCGTTGCAAACGGTGCAGGCGTTGCCGGTATGTCTACTGCTCTTGCAGAAGCATTAGGTGACGGTTCTAACACCTTCCAAGAAATGGCATTCTCTATTGAGAAAGTTACTGTTACTGCAAAGACCCGTGCTTTGAAAGCAGAATACTCAATCGAACTTGCTCAAGACTTGAAGGCAGTTCATGGTCTAGATGCAGAAACAGAATTAGCAAACATCTTGTCTGCTGAAATTCTTGCTGAAATCAACCGTGAAGTTGTTCGCACAATCTATTCTACTGCTAAGACAGGTGCTCAAGTAGGTACAACTACTGCTGGTACATTCGACTTAGACACAGATTCTAACGGTCGTTGGATGGTAGAAAAAGTTAAAGGTTTGGCATTCCAACTCGAAAGAGAAGCGAATACAATTGCTAAGACAACTCGTAGAGGAAAAGGTAACATCGTTATCTGCTCTTCAGATGTTGCTTCTGCATTTGCAATGGCTGGTTTGCTTGACTACAACTCTGCATTGCAATCACAAGTTAACTTAACAGTTGACGATACTGGCAATACATTTGCTGGTACAATGTTTGGTCGTATCAAAGTGTATATTGATCCATATGCAACTACAAACGCAACTTCCGAGTTCGCAGTTGTTGGTTACAAAGGCTCAAACGCTTATGACGCTGGTATTTTCTACTGCCCATATGTTCCTCTACAAATGGTTCGTGCAGTTGATACTGGTACATTCCAACCAAAAATTGGTTTCAAGACTCGTTACGGTCTAGTTGCAAACCCATTCGCAGAAGGCACAACAAAAGGTGCTGGTGCGTTGACTGGTCTTGCTAACAACTACTACCGTGCGTTCAAGATTGCAAACATAATGTAATCTAAAGTCACCGTAAAGAGTGACACTTTAAGAGGCCTCCGTAAAAAGAGGCCTCTTTTTTTATCTCTTATAAATACACATATGACAGCAACTAATAGAAACCCATCCAATCCAAATTTTCTACAACAAAATAAGTTTGTATTAAATTTTGGTAGAGCACCAAGCATACAATTTTTCTGCCAGTCAGTAAGTGTGCCTGGAATCTCTTTATCTGAAGTGCCTCAATTTACACCATTTGTTGATGTATATGTTCCTGGTGAAAAGGCAATTTATGATGTATTAAATGTTACCTTTATTGTTGACGAAGAATTAAAAGGTTGGTTAGAGATACACGACTGGATTCGTGCAATGACTTTCCCTAAAGATTTTGAAGAATACAGAAATTTGGGAAGATTGAGTAGAATTGCTTCGGCAACAAAAGCTGCTTCAGATAAACCACAATACTCTGATGCATCGGTAACTATATTATCATCTTCAAATAAACCATATTTCAAATTCAAATATTACGATTGTTTTCCAACATCGTTATCTACCTTTGTTATGGGTGCAAATGATTCGCCTGAATCTACAATGAGTGCTGATGCCACTTTTAGGTACAGTTACTTTGATGTAGAAAAATTATTCTAAAAAGGCTTGACTTTTCCTAAATTATAATGTATCCTCCAGCAATAAAGGAGGTATTTTACCATGAAACAACTTGATGATTTACTTGAGATGTGGCGTGCCGATTCTGATATTGATAGAACAGAACCAGGTAAAGAACTAATCAACATTCCAAAATTGCATAGCAAATACTTGAATATACTTTCAAGGCATCGTCTATTGTCTAAAGAATGTGAATTCAAGTATAACAAAATGAAGAAACTAAAATGGGAATACTATACAGGTAAATTGGATGATGACCAATTAAAACAGTATGGTTGGGAACCATTTCCGTATGTGTTGAAATCCGAACTGACTACATACTTAGAGAGTGATGATGATATCAACAAACATCTTGTAAATAAAATTCTGCATGATGAGATTGTTGATGTGTGTCAAAGTATATTAAAAGAATTAAATAATCGAGCGTGGGAACTTAGGTCGTTCATTGATTGGGAAAAATTTATTCAAGGAATCTAACAACTGCAAGATTTTATTGACTAAATAGGTGTAAGGAGGACATTATGTATAAAGTTTACTGGATAAAATATCCAAATTACACCAATCCAAAAGAAGAAGGTTATATTGGTATAACCTCACAAACAATTGAAAAACGATTTTTGGACCATAAATCAAACAAAAAAAATAAACTGTTGGCCAATCGTTGTAAAAAAGAAGATGTTGAAGTGATATGTTTACATGATGGTTTATCAAAAGAACAAGCGAGATTGATGGAAGAATCATATCGTCCTACCGAAAATATAGGATGGAACATCAACAAAGGTGGCGATTTACCACCATCAAGGAAAGGTAAAATTAGTCCGAAATCTACTCTAAAAGGTAAAGATAGAACAGATAAACAAAAGTTGGCTGCACAAAAACATTCTGAAAGAATGAAAGGTACCGCCAATTCGGGTAAAAGAAAAACTAGAGTAGACCATAGTAAACCTTGTGAAAATTGCGGCGTTATTTTTAATCCCGGATATGAGAAAAGAAAAAAGTTTTGTTGTATAAAGTGTGCGGTAGAAAAAAGAAATTCTAGTTTAGAATATAGAAATAAATTAAAAAAAGCCACAACAGAAAGATGGCAAAATGATGATTATAAAATGCGTGTGAGTGATTTGATTAGGAAAAGTTTGCGTGTCTGATTTAATTCTACATAAAAAGAATGAAGCATATATTCGATTTGAGTGTGATAGAGGTATTGCACAAGAGTTATCGGATTACTTTACCTTTTTTGTTCCAGGATTTCAGTTTACTCCCGCATACAAATCTAGAGTTTGGGATGGCAAAATAAGGTTAGCAGACCTTAGAACTTTTTCCATCTATCACGGTCTTGTTCCTTACATTGAAGTATTTTGTAAAGAGAGAGACTACACTTTAGAAATTGATTCAGATGTATCAGTTACACAAAACTTTTCTTTAATAGAAGCAAAACAATTTGTTGATACACTTAAATTGCCACATGAGATTAGAGATTATCAATTAAAATCTTTTGTTCAGGCAATAAGAAATAAAAGAATGTTGTTGTTATCACCAACAGCATCAGGCAAATCTCTCATACTATATTGCATCATTCGTTATCTGCAATTAGAAAACAAAAGAGGTTTATTAATTGTGCCTACAACTTCATTAGTTGAACAGATGTATAAAGACTTTGAAGATTATGGTTATGATTCAGATGAATACTGTCACCGTCAATATTCTGGTAAAGAAAAACACACTAACAAGTTTCTTACCATTACAACTTGGCAATCTATCTACAAAAATCCTGGCGAATACTTTGAACAATTTGATTTTGTTCTTGGTGATGAGGCACATCAATTCAAAGCAAAGTCTCTTACAACAATATTGTCTGGTTGTATAAACGCTAAATATAGAATAGGGACAACAGGAACTTTAGATGGGACTCAAACACACAAACTTGTATTAGAAGGTTTGTTTGGTCCTGTTTACAAAGCAACATCAACGGCAGAACTAATTGATAAAGGTCAACTAGCTGCATTTAAAATTAAGTGCCTCATTCTTAAACATCCTGAGAGTGTGTGTAAAGAGGCACGGTCTTGGGACTATAACCAAGAACTTGAATACATAGTTAAGAACACAGCAAGAAATGATTTCATAAGAAACCTTGCATTATCTCTTAACGGCAATACTCTTATATTATTTCAATTTGTAGAAAAACATGGCAAAGACTTATACGCAAACATTAAAGAACATACTAAGAATAGACACACATTTTTTGTATTTGGTGGGACAGATGTGGAAATTAGGGAATCAGTTAGGGCTATTACTGAAAAAGAAAGAGATGCTATTATTGTTGCTTCATATGGCACTTTCTCTACTGGCGTTAATATCCGCAACCTTCATAATATTATATTTGCCTCCCCAAGCAAGTCCAGAATTCGCAATCTTCAGTCGATAGGTCGAGGACTGAGAATTGGTGATAATAAAGAAGAAGCAACCTTGTTTGATATATCAGATGATTTCAGAATTGGCAAATTTACCAATTACACCTTGAAACATTTTATTGAAAGAGTTAAAATATATGATGATGAAAAATTTAATTACAAATTCTATAATATCGAACTCAGAAATGAATAATCTTTTAGAAGGTATCAAAATCGTCCGTTTACAAAGCGGAGAAGATATTATTGCTGGTTATTCAGGTAATACAGATTCTAAGATTGTTATTTTGGATAATCCAATGCATCTTATCTTTAAAAGAACACCACAAGGAACAGTAATGATGATGTTACCTTGGTTGCCTATTGAACTAATCAAAGACAATATTGCAACTATCGAATCTGGTGATATACTTACTGTTATTGATCCTAAGGAAGATTTAAAAGAATACTATTCTAATGTTATCAATCATTCTCAAATGAAGATGTTAAAAGATGATTCTATTGTTAAGAATCTGAAAGAGGCAGCTGATGAAGCAGAGGAAGATTATGATGATGAGGAAGACCCCGAAGGTTCACTCACTAAAGAAGACTTGATGGAAATCATTAACAGAAAGAAGACAAACAGATTACACTAGCAGCTAATCTAATCTTCAAACAGGACACCGCCACTATATCACTTGTCAAGGACAAAAAGAGGTAAATATGAATGAATATGTGAAAACATTCCAAAAACAAAAATATGTTCTCGTAAAGAATTTTATTCCTAGAGATACGGCAGAATACTTGTTCAACTACTTGAGGTTGACTACCCATATAGCAGTTGCAACAGGACAAGCAAAACCAGACCCACAAGTACCGATGGGGTTTCATGCTAAACATGGTGACATGGCAATGGAAACATTGATGAAGATGATGAGGCCTAAAATGGAAGAAGTTACAGGTTTGGAATTGTGGCCTACTTACACTTACACCAGATTGTATAAACCTGGTGATGACTTGAAAAAACATACAGATAGACCTGCTTGCGAGATATCAGTTACCTTAAAACTTGCTGATACTGGCGGGTACAATTGGCCTATATGGATGGTAGATACACCGTATTCGCTTGACTTTGGTGATGCAGTAGTGTATCGTGGCTGTGAGTTAGAACATTGGCGTGAAATATGTGAAGGTCCATCGGATTACAGAATGGGACAAGTATTCATGCACTATGTTGATAAGAACGGTCCACATGCTAATCAAAAATATGATAGCAGAAATTGGATCTCTAAATTTTATGAAAGTGAAGTATGAGAAAATGAGTGAAAAGAAACCAAAACATTATGTAAACAATACCGACTTTTTAAATGCTCTTGTTGAGTATAGAGAGAAGTGTGATATTGCAAAGAAAGAAGGAAAACAGGATCCACAGATACCAAATTATATTGGTGAATGTTTCCTAAAGATTGCAGAACACCTTTCAAGAAAACCAAACTTCATCTCTTATTCTTTCCGAGACGAAATGATTGCAGACGGTATTGAAAATTGTTTAATGTATTTTAGAAACTTTGACCCGGCCAAATCAAAGAATCCATTTGCATACTTTACTCAAATTATTTACTATGCTTTCCTTCGCCGTATTATGAAAGAGAAGAAACAACTCTATGTCAAATACAAGGCAACAGAACAGTTTGGTATATTAGATGAAAATGAAATGTTTGAAGATTCAGAAGGCAACATGAGGCAGTTTGAATTGTATGAAAACATTTCCGAATTCATATTTAACTTTGAAGAAAACAAAAAGAAAAAGAAGGAAGGCAAGACTAAAGGAGTCGAAAAATTCTTAGAAGAATTGCCTTAAAATGCTTGACTATGATATTATGTTGTAGTATAATTGTAAGTTGTGCGGTAACTAAAAATGATTTGCCAAGTAAGTTTGAATTTAAAATTAAAGTTTTGGAGTGGTGATGAACAAAGAAAAGATTGAACATCATATAAAGCATTTACAAGAACAACATGCAAAGTTGGAAAAACAATTACATGAGGAAGAAATACATCATGGTAATTGTGCCGTTATTGCAATACTTAAAAAAAATAAATTGAAATTAAAAGATGAGATTGAAAGTTTTAAAAAACAAATAGTATGAAAATTGCTTTGATTAATGATACTCACTTCGGTGCAAGAGGTGATAGTGCAACATTCAACGAATTCTTTTTTAAGTTTTGGGAAAACACATTCTTTCCTTATCTAAAAGAACACAATATTAAAACACTCATTCATTTGGGTGATGTTGTTGACCGCAGAAAATTTATCAATCACAATATCGCATCTGATTTTCAAAATCGATTTATGAAAAGATTATGGACAGAAGGTATTGATACTCACATTATGATTGGTAATCACGACACATACTATAAGAACACCAACAAAGTAAATGCAATTCATAATCTATGTTCAACTTATGATGGTGTGCATGAACCTTTCATCTATACGGATCCAAAAATTGTTGAGTTTGATGGATTAAAAATATTATTGATGCCTTGGATATGTGAAGACAATTACGAACAGTCTATGGAAATGTTGAAGACTGCACCAGTAGAAGTTGTATTTGGGCATTTTGAAATTGCTGGATTTGAAATGGATCGAGGCAATATCTGTCACGAAGGTCTTGATAAGAAAATATTTGATAGATTTGATATTGTTTTATCTGGACACTTTCATCATAAATCATCAAGTGGTAACATCACATATCTTGGCAATCAATATGAAATGACTTGGGCAGACTATAACGACCCAAGAGGATTCCATGTCTTTGATACTGAGACAAGACAAATTGAATTCATACAAAATCCAAATAAGATGTTTTATAAAATTACCTATGATGACGGTGTGAGTGATTTTGAAACATGGAAAAAATACAATTACAATGCACTCAAAGATACCTTTGTAAAAGTGATTGTAGTAAACAAACAAAATCCATTCCTATTTGATAGTGTGTTAGATAACATCTATAAAGCAGGTGTTGCAGACTTATCGATTGTGGAGGATTTTAGTGATACTCTGATTGATTTGGATCAAGAAATTGTTGACCAAGCTGAAGATACAATGACAATTCTTTCTAAGTATATTGATAATCTGACATTGAATGTCGAGAATGAAAAACTTAAAACATTGATGCGTGAACTATATGTAGAAGCGCTGAACACGGAGAGAACAGAATGAACTATAAAACTATTTACAATTATCCAAAAGAAAGACAAAGAATCTTTTATCCATGGTGTTATTGGGATGGTGCATTTACTAACGAAGAATTGGATAAGATGTGTGTTTATTTTAATACACATGGTGTTGAAAGAGGCACAACAGTTGGTGCTGTTGAAATTGACAAAGATGGAAAAGAAATTGTTAAACAAGACACAAATGAAAATGTTCGTGTATCAAATGTAAGATTTTATAATTGGGAACCTACCAATGCAGATACCGCATGGATTTTTCAACGAATGAATTTTGTAATTGAATCTATTAACAATCAATATTATGGTTTTGATTTGAATGGATATGATACATTTCAATATACAGAATATGAAGCACACGAAAAGGGTAGATATGATTATCACATGGATACAATCATGGGTAAGAATGTTCCTGCTGATATGAATGAAGTAAGAAAATTATCTATTACAATGTGTGTGAATGAACCTGGTGATGAGTATGAAGGTGGTGAATTTCAAATCAATAATAGTATGGAAGAAAAAGCAGAAACTATTCCTACTAAAAAAGGAAGAATGATTATTTTTCCATCGTTTATGCTTCATAGAGTTGCACCAGTAACCAAGGGCAAAAGAAAGTCAGTTGTTGTATGGGTGACAGGACCAAAATTTAGATAATGATTATATTTCGTTATGTTCGCTGGAAGAATCTTCTTTCCACGGGTAATTATTTTACTGAAATCAAATTAGATAGCAATCAAAATACTTTGATTGTTGGAAACAATGGTTCTGGAAAAAGCACAATGCTTGATGCGTTGTGCTTTGGCTTGTTTGGTAAAGCATTTCGCAGTATCAACAAACCTAGTCTATTGAATTCTATCAACAATAAAGATTGTATCGTTGAAATTGGATTCGACACAAACAATAAATCATACAAAGTTATTAGAGGTATTAAACCAAATGTCTTTGAGATTTATCAGAATGGTGAGTTGTTGAATCAAGATGCCGCTGCAAGAGACTATCAAGAAATTTTAGAGAAGACAATTCTCAAATTAAATTATAAGTCATTTACGCAGATTGTTATTCTTGGTTCGGCATCATTTGTTCCATTCATGCAATTGTCGGCATCTGACCGCAGAGCAATCATTGAAGACTTGCTTGATATTCAAATCTTTTCTACTATGAATGGTATTCTTAAAGATAAACTATCAAACAACAAAGATTTAACTTCAAACAAAAAGTATGAAATAGATTTGTCTCAGCAAAAATATGATATGCAAGAAAAACATATCAAAGAATTGAAACAAAACAATGATGATAAGGTGAAAGAATATGATGAAGAGATTCAATGCAACAGCGACACCATACAAACCCTACATGCAGAAATTGCTAACCTCTCCACACAGGTCGAAACATATCAAAACTTGGTATCAGAAAAGACTGTGGTTGAGGATAAGGTCAAGAAGATTACTAAACTTGAATCGCAGATTGAAAGCAATCTATCCAAATTTCGAAAAGATATTAGTTTCTTTGCACACAATGATGATTGTCCAACCTGTCGGCAAGCCATTGCCTTGGAGTTTAAAGAGGCAGAATTACAAACTTTGCAGACCAAAGTTACAGAATGTGAACACGGACTCACAGAGTTAGAAACTAGATTGTTGGCAGAACAAAACAAACTAAATTCTATTAGTGAAGTGCAGAAGAAAATTCAGGCACTACAAATTAAGATTGCTACAAACAATACTTCTATAACTGAAACAAACAAATATATTGCCAAGTTACAGAAACAAATTGAAGAACTTAAGCAATCAAAGGTAGTGTCAGAGAAAGAACAGCAAGAGCTAAAAGAATTAAAGGACTCTCTGTCTCTATTGCAAGAAGAGTTGCGAGTATTAATACAAGATAAAACATATTATGAAGTTGCCTCTGGTTTGTTAAAAGATACAGGTATCAAAACTAAGATTATCAAACAATATCTGCCTATCATAAACAAGTTGGTGAATAAGTATTTAGCATCTTTGGATTTCTTTGTCAATTTTAATCTTGATGAATCGTTCAAAGAAACTATTAAGTCCAGACACCGTGATGAATTTACTTACAATAATTTTTCTGAAGGTGAAAAACAACGAATTGATATGGCATTGATGTTGACTTGGCGAGCAGTTGCCAAGTTAAAGAATTCATCCAATACAAATCTATTGATACTGGATGAAGTATTTGATTCAAGCCTAGATACAGGTGGAACAGAAGAGTTAATGAAAATCCTACATATGTTAGACGGTGTGAATCTTTTTGTTATTTCACATAAGGGTGATATTCTACAAGATAAGTTTAGTAATGTCATTCGATTTGAGAAAATAAAAAACTTTTCAAGGATAGTAAAATGATTACAATGAGTATATTTGTAAGTGACGATGAAAAAAGAAAAGCAACTGTATTTAAAGAAACAATTGATGGCAAATATTATGTCTCAATGATGAATGAAACAGGAACTTCTTTTAGAGCAGATTTTAAATCAGAAGAAGATGCAGAAGTATTTGCAGAAGATTGGGTGATGAAAGTATGAGTGAAATTTTAACTATTGACACAGGTTCAGGTGTTGTTACTGAACAAAGATTGGATCCATTGCCGTTGTTTAGTGATAAACATCCAATGTTAAGTGTTCCTATTCCTGAATACAAAGAAGCAATTCCAAATCCAACAATTAAAAACTTAGTTACAAGACTAAAGATGACCATGAAGTTATATGGTGGTGTTGGACTCGCAGCTAATCAATGTGGTGTATTTGAAAGAGTGTTTGTTATAGGCACAGAACATTTTCAGATTGCATGTATCAATCCAAAAGTTGTTGCTCAATCAGAAGAGTTGGTGAAAGACAATGAAGGTTGTTTGTCTTTTCCTGCTTTGTATGTAAAGGTAGAACGACCTGTTTGGTGTGATGTTGAATTTTATGATGAGACTGGTGCATTTAAACAAATCAGATTAGAGGGTTTGACTGCCAGATGTTTCTTGCATGAACTAGACCATTTGAATGGTGTTAAGTTTACCCAACATGTTGGTCCAGTTGCGTTACAATTAGCAAAACAACGGCAAGAAAAAATGATTAAGAAAATGCAAAGGCGAAAGAAATGAATATTGCCACACTTGATGACTTATCTGTGATAGAATCTATATTCGCACCGTATCGGAAAGCTTACTTTCCACATATACGGCAAGATTACCTTAAACGAAAGATAGAAGCAAACAATGTTATTCTACAAGATGGTGTTGTGATTGTGTTCGGTGTTTATAAAAGAAAACAAAAAATAGGCAAAGTAGAAGCACAAAAGGGTGATGCACATATTGGACAGATTGTCACTATTGAACAAGGTTCAGGCAATGCAACAAAAGTTTTGAAAGAGTTTTTCTCTATGCATAAAGTTGTTTGGTTAACTGTTCGTGCAGAGAATCCTAGAGCAAGAGCCTTCTATGAAAAGAATGGCATGAAGAATGTAAGTGATACAAGTTGGGCAGGTGGTAGTATACCTGGTGTGGTGTATAAATTTGATAATGGAAAAGAATGAAATATTTTTACGAAAAGAATAGAGAACTACTAGAATCGGATTGCAATAAAAAATTTGAAGATATCCTTGCAATGTCAAAGGAAGAATTCAGAGATTGGGCAATCGACCTTCGTAAGACAGTAGTTAAACTATGGGATGAAAAAGGACAACCACCTAGAGTTGGTTATGACGAGCAAGAAATCATCGACCAATTTAATGAAATGACTTCTTTTCCTGTTCATAAATTTCTTGTGAAAGATGAACTCACAGGTGAAGAAGATGTGATTCGGAATACAAGTGTAGTGGGCAATGCAGTCAATCAATGGTTTCCAACCATGATGAAAACTCGCATCAACTACACGGCAGATGTTAATAGTGGCAAATCAATTTATGATTACTTTGCCAAAGATGACTTGTTAGATACATTCATCACTTATGCATCACGGCATTTCAAAAGAGATTCTTTCTATCACTACTCGACACCAATTAAATTAAACCAAATCATTGAGATTGGTTCATTGCGATTTAAGGCAACATCAACAAATGAATTCTTAAATTGGTTTGAAACATCAGCACGAAAATATGGCACACATGATTATTGGTTAGAACCAAATGCTGGTGATAAAGAGTATACTGGTTACAATGAAGATTTAAAAGACCAAACATATCTTCGTATCACTAAAGATGAGTTGTTGCAATTACATGCAAGTAATCCATCATTCATTCCAAAGAATTGTATTACGAATGTTGACCACAAAGATGCACAATTGTTTCGTATTCGTTTGTATGAAAAAGGTCAGAAGTTATTTCCTGTTGGTCTAAAAGCATTTCGTATTTCATTCTGTCAGTATGCAGTTAATTTCCCACCATTGACTGCCAAATATCTGTATGAGAGATATACAGACCATATTAAAACACAGGAACAAATCAACATCTATGACCCATCTTCTGGTTGGGGTGGTAGATTGTTGGGTGCTCTATCTGTTGATGATGAAAGAAACATTCATTACATTGGTACAGACCCGAACACCGACCATACAACAACTCCTGGTCGCACAAAGTACCATGAGTTTGCCGACTTCTTTAATACAAAGACATATCGAGCATTTGGTTTGTTTCCAAAAACACACACATATGAAATCTTTCAACATGGTTCGGAAGAGATTCATAAAGACAAGAACTTTCAAAAGTATAAAGGTAAGTTGGATATGATTTTCACATCACCACCTTACTTTGCAAAAGAAGCATATTCAGAAGACCCTGAGCAATCATATAAGAAGTTTTCACAGTATGATGCATGGCGAGATGGTTTTCTTCGCAAGACATTAGAGACTTGTGTAGAGTATTTGAACCATGACCGATATCTACTATGGAATATTGCTGATGCAGTATTTGGTGGTGAGATGTTGCCACTAGAACAAGATTCGATTGATATACTTACCTCTAAAGGAATGATATATAAAGGTAAGTTAAAGATGGCATTGGCACAAATGCCTGGAGGCAATCGAATTGATACTGAAACAGGCTTACCAAAAGCAAAAAACTTCTGCAAAATCAACGATAAGATGTGGCTCAAATACGAACCCATATTCGTATTCTACAAACCATAATTGCCTCTTTTTCAGTCTGGTTGTGATATAATACGACCATGACTGAGAATTCTCTCAAAACCCCCTTACAAATCAACAAGTTAGAGTGTTGCTTCCACGCAACAAGGGGGCTTGACTTTCCCGCCATACTATGTTACAATGGTAGTATCAAAAGTGAAAGATTATCTAAATTATGACATTTACAGTTGAATCAAAATCTCAACTTGCCAAACTCATGGCAACCGAGAATCTTACGGTACAACACCAAAAAATTCAAACTGCTAAGTTTGACCCACAAAACCGTGTTCTATATCTTCCAATCTGGCAAGATATGACTGGAGTAATGTATGACCTACTTACTGGACATGAGGTGGGTCATGCACGATGGACTCCTGCGGAAGGTTGGCACTCCGCTGCTACCGACAAATCTAAAGGTAAGAATTACAAATCATTCCTTAATGTGATTGAAGATGCTCGCATTGAGAAAAAAATTCAAAGAAAATATCCTGGTCTACGGTTATCATTCCGTGATGCTTATGCTGAACTAAACAAGCGTGACTTCTTCGGTATTGGAACCCGTGATGTGAACACATTGGCATTTATTGAGAGATTGAACATTTATACCAAATCTCAATATACTGCCAAGATTGACTTTTCTCCTGAAGAATATGAATTTGTCAAAAAAGTCCAATCACTTGAATCTTGGGATGAAGTAACAAAACTTGCTGATGAAATTTATGCATATTCAAAAGATGAACAATTTGATATGCAATTGCAAGATTTTCTTAAATTCGATTCTGATCCATATGGCGATGACTATGATGGTGATGGTGATTATGAAATGGAAGACGGTGAAGAATCCGATGAACCACAGGACTCTGATGGTGATTCCAATTCAAACAATGAAAAAGATACCGATAAAGAAACTTCTAATGAAAAAGATGGTTCTGGTGAAGGTGATGACGGTGAAGATACCGATGATGAATCTGATGATGAAATTCAATCGGAAGTGAATCGTTTTAAAGATTCACAACCTTCCTCTAGGGATCAATTCGAACCAACTTGTCAAACTGATGACAACTTCCGCAACAATGAAGCAATGTTGCTCGATGAAAAGTGTAAAGAATATGTTTATGTTACTTTACCAAAACCAAACTATAAACAGATTATTACTCCTGCAAAAAGAGTGCAATCGCTTTTAAGTCAGTATTATAACGAAAGAATCACTAACATGTATCTTTCGGAAGAAGAAATTAAAACTGCCGTGAATGAATTCAAATTTAAGAATGACCGTTATGTGTCATTGCTTGCTAAAGAATTTGAAATGCGTAAGGCTGCCAAATCTTTCAGTAAATCAAAAATCTCTGATACTGGTGATATTGATATTAACAAATTGTCAACTTATAAATTTGACGATAACATTTTCCGTAAAGTGATGATTGTGCCAAAAGGCAAATCACATGGTTTGATTTTGTTGCTTGACCGTTCTGGTTCTATGAGTGAAAACATGGCGGGTTCGATTGAACAGATTTTGGTTCTCTCTATGTTCTGCCGTAAAGTAAACATTCCATTTATCGTATATGGTTTCGGTGACTGTGAAGTTTCACATGAAATTGATAGCGGCTTGTCGAGAGAAGATTACTTTGCAAAAAGAAAATCTTGTTTTGATGTAAATGTTGGTGAAGTATACTTCCGTGAAGTTTACTTGCGTGAATATCTTAACTCTAAAATGAGTAATGCCGAATTTTCTAAATCTATTCGTAATATGGTTTTGTTGAAAAAATCATATGAAGATAATCGTTGGAATAAATTTGGTCGCCCCGATTGTGAAAACCTTTCAAACACACCAATGATTCAGGCAGTATATACTGTTGCTGGTATTATGAAAGAGTTCCGTAAACAAAACAATTTGGATTTGAGTAGTCTAATCATTGTGCATGATGGTGATGCTGATACTTGCAATTACTATGCAACAAAAGAATTGCGTACCAATTACAGAACCAATAAACAAGAAGAAATGCTTACTGCTAGAAGTATGGATTTTCGTAATACAAATGTTGTGTTGTCTGATAGGCAAAACAAATATCAGAAAATTATGGTAAATAATCCAAATGCTCATTCCAGTGAAATTCTAAGTGAAGCTATCTTTGATTGGTTCCGTGTTACAACACAATCGAAAATTTTTGGTTTCTTCCTGTTGTCAAGTCGCCGTGCTTGGATGAAAAATGCAATTCATAATCGGTACATTACTGCTGATAATCAAACTATGGAAGAATTGCGAAAAGAAAATTTCTACAAATATACTGATGAATTGGCAAAACTAATCAAACAAGTGCGAAGTGAAAAATTTGTTGTTTCTCATAATTCTCGATACAATGCTTTCTATCTTGTTGCTGGTGGTAATGATTTGCAAACTGGTGATGAAGAACTTGAAATCGAAGGTAAAGTTACTTCAAACAAATTGAAAAATGCTTTTATGAAATTGAATAAAAAGAAAGTGGTGAATCGTGTGCTTGTCTCTCGGTTCATACAAGGCATTGCCGCCTAACTGTTGCCTAAAAACAACAGAGGGGCTTGACAATTGAATTTAGTTGTGTTATAATGGTTGTATTAATTGTGAAGGAGTATTTTTATAATGAGTAATCGTGCCGAAGTTCGTGAACAGTTTATCAAAAATCTTATTGGTTTGGGTAAACCTACTGTAACAAAATCCGAAATTAAAGAAATATGTAAGTCTGTGGGTATTTCCAGTGCTCAATGGTTTACAAGAGAACCAAGTAATAAAGTTGGTCGTGGTCTTTACAAAGTGCCTGTATCGGGTCAAGTAAATGTCGCTACACCTGCTACAATCAACCTACAAGCACAAGTTATTCCAATGACTAAACCTGTTGAAAAATCTGATAATCGAATTGTCAATGTCACAACCGACCTTGAAATTTCGGATATGATTCCAAAAGTTTATAAGAACTATGTTCCTTTTGGAAACTTTGATGATGTAATTTCCATTGTTCAATCAATGCGTTTCTTTCCTGTTTTCATTACTGGTCATTCTGGTAACGGTAAAACAATGTCTGTCGAACAGGCATGTGCTAAGGCAAAACGAAAATTTGTTTGTGTGTCCATGACACCTGAAACTGATGAAAGTGATTTGCTTGGTAACTATGTTTTGATTAACGGAAATATGGAATGGCGTGACGGTCCTGTGACTATCGCTGCTCGCCAAGGTGCCGTGCTTTGTATTGATGAGATTGATTATGGTGCTCAGAATCTTTCCTCATTGCAACGGGTGCTTGAGGGTAAACCTTTCATGTTGAAAAAGAAAGGTGAACTAATTACACCTGCACCTGGTTTCACCGTATTTGCTACTGCAAATACTAAAGGTAAAGGTAGTGACGATGGTCGTTACATGTTTACCAATGTATTGAATGAGGCTTTCCTTGAACGATTCCGTAACACTTACGAACAAGATTGGCCGCCTGTTGGCACCGAAAAGAAAATCATTCGTAAAGAATTGGATTCTGTTAATCGTTCCGATGATGACTTTGCCGATAAACTAGTTACTTGGGCAGATGTAATTCGTAAAACATTTGCTGACGGTGGTTGTGATGAAGTGATTTCCACTCGCCGTCTTGTCCACATTGTTGAGACTTTCGGTATCTTCGGTGATAAAATCAAGGCAGTTAGTTTGTGTTTGAACCGCTTTGATGATGATACTAAGGCATCATTCCTTGATTTGTATACCAAAGTTGATGCTGGTGCTTCGGCAGAACAGTTGCTTGCACCTCAACCTGAACCTGAACCAGAAGTTGTTGCCTCGGAAGAGAACGATTCTGAAGATATTCCTTTCTAATAAGTTTTCGGTAAGGCACTTGACCCGGCAAATGTCGGGTCTTTTTTCACTTGTGCCTAATTAATGCTTGACACCGTAAGTTAGTTAGTATATACTTGTAACATATTTGAGGGATTGAATCGCCTCTCAAATGCCTTTTTTAATGCGATTCGTTTTTATTATGGAGTATTCCTAATGTCAGTTAAATCTAAAGTTCTTGCCTACTTGTCGAAAGACAGCGCCTACAACACTTTGACCGCAACCAAGATGCAGTCAGTTTTCGGTGTTGCAAACCCATCCGCAACCATTAATGAGTTGCGTAATGATGGCCATGCCATCTACTTGAATAGCCGTATCAACGCAAACGGTGAAAAAGTTTCCTTCTATCGCCTTGGTACTCCTACTAAGCGCATGGTTGCTGCAGGTATCGCTGCAATCCGTTCACAAGGTGAGCGTGCATTTGCCTAAAATAGTTTAGGTAAATCGAAAGGGAAGCGATATATATTAGTATCGCTTCCTTTTTTTATAGAATGGGTATATCATGGAAATTCAAGTTAAAATAGATGAACTAAAAAAACATAAACTGTTTATTGCCACACCAATGTATGGTGGCATGAACCATGGTTTATACATGAAGTCTTGCCTAGATTTGCAAGCAACAATGGGTCGTTATGGAATTGAAACTAAGTTTTCTTTTCTCTTCAATGAATCCCTAATTACAAGAGCTCGAAACTACCTTGTTGATGAGTTTCTTCGCACAGATTACACACACTTATTGTTTATCGATTCCGATATTCATTTCAATCCACAAGATGTTATTGCACTCCTTGCCTTAGACAAAGATGTAATTGGTGGACCTTATCCTAAGAAATCAATGAACTGGAGTAACATTGCACAAGCTGCAAGAAATCATCCAGACATGCAACCAAAAGAACTTGAAGCGCTTGTTGGTGAATATGTTTTCAATGTAGTTAAAGGCACACAACAGTTTCAAGTAACAGAACCACTTGAAGTGATGGAGATTGGTACTGGTTACATGATGGTAAAACGACATGTATTTGATAAGATGAAGGAAGAATATCCTACCATCCGTTACAAACCAGACCATGTTGGTCAAGCAAACTTTGATGGTTCACGATATATTCATGCTTACTTTGATACAGTAATTGATTCTAAAGAGTCAATCACAGGTGGTGGTTCAGACCGTTACTTGTCAGAAGATTATATGTTCTGCCAAATGTGGCGTAAAATGGGTGGACAAATTTTCTTATGTCCTTGGATGAAAACACAACATATCGGCACTTACGCATTTACTGGTAATATGCCAGCTGTTGCTCAGTATACCGGTAAACTATGATAGATGATATCGTAAAAGCTTCACAAACTGCCACGACAGGTGGTAGGAAATTTGATGGTGGTAAACTAAGATATGGTTTACTGCCACCACTTGCATTGAAAGCAACAGTAGAGATTCTAACATTTGGTGCGGAGAAATACGAACCAGATAATTGGAAACATGTTCCAGATTCTAAGCGAAGGTACTTTGATGCCATGCAAAGACATTTGTGGGCATGGAAAGAAGGAGAGCAAAATGATCCTGAATCAGGAAAAAATCACCTTGCTCATGCTCTTTGTTGCCTCATGTTTCTCTACGAACATGATATAATGTATTCTGTTGATGATAAAACTTAAATTATGAGAGGTATTAAATATGAAATTATCTAGTGACACACTTTCCGTTTTGAAAAACTTTGGTGCAATCAATCAAGGCATCATGTTCAAAAAGGGAAAGAAATTGAAAACTGTTTCTTCACAGAAGAACATTCTTGCTGAAGTTGATATCAAAGAAGATATTCCCGCAGACTTTGGTGTGTATGACTTGAACAACTTTTTGTCGGTAGTATCTTTGCATAAAGATGACCCAACATTTGAGTTTGATGAGAAACATGTTGTTATTGTTGGTAACAAAGGTCGTAGTAAAATCAAATATCGTTTCTGTGAACCAACGATGTTGAAGTTGCCACCTGAGAAACAATTGACTATGCCTGATGCAGAGATTAAATTCAGTCTTTCTGCTGAAGACTATGATTGGGTGATGCGAGCTGCTTCTGTTCTTTCTTCACCACAAGTTGCAATTGAATCTGATGGTAAAACAATTAATATTGTTACTATCGATTTGCAAAATGATTCGGCACACACCGATGCACTCGAAATTGCTAAAGGTGACGGCAACAAATATCGTATGGTATTCAAGACAGAAAATCTAAGTAAGATTCTTGCTGGTTCATATGATGTTGCAATCTCTTCTAAGGGCATTTCACACTTCAAACACAAAACACAACCACTTCAGTATTGGATTACAACTGAACAAGGTTCTAAGTTTGAGGCGGCTTAATTATGAAATACTCTGATGCATTTCCCGATGAAGATGTTCCATTAGTTCAAATTGAACAAGTCGAACATAAAGTTCCAAAACTTTCAGTAAAAGAATATATTGCAGTATTGCAATCTGAAATTGATACTTTGGAAAAACATTACTATAAACCACAATCTGAAGGTACAGGACATTTTAATACTGCAATTAGTGTATTGAAGTTCCGTATTGAAGAACTATCTAAGGCACTATAATGGCAGTTAAATTTTTTAAAAATGCTTACAAAGGCAATGCAAACGAATCAGTTGCTATTAATCCTGCACATGTAGTATCAGTTTGGGAAGCAATATATGTTAGTCCAGAAACAAACGAAGTATCTACAACTACGAACTTGTTTACTATAACTGGTCAAACATTTCAAATCGAGGAATCATTCCTTGAAGTTTGTGCTAGACTTAACGAAGTCTAATTTTTTTATATTATATTATGAGGTGTGTGAATGGAACATTTGTTATGGACAGAGAAATATCGTCCTGAAACGGTAGCGGACTGCATACTGCCTGAGAGGTTGAAACAGCCCTTTCAGGAGTATGTTAATCAAAAACAAATCCCCAATCTCTTGCTAACTGGCGGTGCGGGTGTCGGTAAGACAACTGTTGCAAAGGCAATGTGCAATGAGATTGGTTGTGATTTTATGGTTCTCAATGGTTCGGATGAGAACGGTGTCGATACGATTCGATACAAAATCAAAAACTATGCTTCGTCTATGTCACTAACAGGTGGCAGAAAAGTTATCATCCTTGATGAGGCAGATTATCTAACTCCACAAGCACAGGCAATTCTGCGAAACTCTATTGAAGAGTTTGCTGTTAATTGTTCTTTCATCTTTACTTGTAACTACAAAAACAAGTTGATTGAACCATTACATTCACGGTGTGCGGTTGTAGAATTCAGTTTGAAGAATGGCGAGAAGGCCAAGATGGCAGGCGCCTTCTTTAAACGAATTCAATCAATTCTGCAAAGTGAAAAAGTTGAGTATGAAGAACCTGTTATTGCAGAACTAATCAAGAAACATTTTCCAGACTTTCGCCGTGCATTAAACGAACTGCAACGATACAGTCAGTTTGGTAAAATTGATTCAGGCATCCTTGCACAAATCGGTGATGTTCAAATCTCCGAGATTGTGAAACATGTCAAATCAAAAGACTTTGGTGCAATTCGTAAATGGGTTGGTGCATCTGATATCGATGCAAACATTCTGTTCCGTCAGTTGTATGATGCATTGTATGAAGTGATGAAACCGCAATCTATACCTCAAGCGGTTTTGATTCTCGCAGACTATCAATACAAACAAGCGTTTGTCGCTGACCAAGAGATTAATATGGTTGCTTGTTTAACAGAACTAATGGTGAATTGTGAGTTTCAATGATAGATATATTCAAACCAACTTTTGATTGGATTCGTGATGACTGGTATAGTAATAAGTTTCGTTTTATTGTTGAGCTGTTTGCTTGGGCTATTAGTATTGGCTGTTCAATTACCATGGCATTTACCGTCCCAAATCCTCCACTTCTTACTCTTTATCCTATCTGGATTAGTGGTTGTGCCATGTATGCTTGGGCTGCTTATACTCGGCAATCATTTGGGATGCTTGCTAACTACATACTGTTGACAACTATTGACACTATTGGATTGTTGAGAATGCTATGAGCCCTTTTGATTATCTAAATGCAATCATGCAAAACAAGAAGCAGTTGATTGTCGATGAAGAGACAGAAAGAGAATATTCACCCTTTATGGTGAATAGGGGTCTGTCTTATCACAAAGACTGTATTATGTATGCAAATGAGATGAATACTAAACATTACCTAGATAAGAAGTTGCAAAATGACTTTTTACTAAATACCGTGCGGTCACAGAAACGGCCGTTTGCGAAGTGGGTAAAGTCTGCAAAAAGTGAAGATTTAGCATGTATAAAACAAGTCTTTGGCTTTTCAGATAACAAAGCGTCTGAAGTCTTACGCCTACTCAGTAAAGAACAAATCCAACAACTAAAAGAACAAACCGATATCGGTGGATTGAAGAGGTAATAAAATGGTAGACTTGAGCAAGTTTGTTGAGGTTACACTCAACGAACAAGATGACTTTTTGAAAGTAAGAGAAACACTTACCAGAATTGGTGTATCTTCTCGCAAAGAAAAAGTTCTTTACCAATCGTGCCACATTTTGCACAAACAAGGTCATTATTACATTGTGCATTTTAAAGAGTTGTTTGCACTTGATGGAAAACCATCAAACATTTCAGAGAATGATGTTCAAAGAAGAAATGCAATTGCAAACTTACTTGAAGAATGGGGTCTAGTAAAGATACTTAACCGCAAATTGTTAGAAGACAATATTGCACCACTACATCAAATTAAGATAATCTCTTTTAAAGAAAAAGATGATTGGGAATTAATTGCCAAATATAACATTGGCAAAAAACTACACGACTATTAAAATGAGATTAGATTATGAAACCTGTGAAGTTGAAAAATCGCTACAATGGGGAAATTGTCTATTGTAAGGATATAAAAGATATTGTGCAAGACAGTTCGTATACTTTTATCAAAGTGTATAAACCAGAATTGCCTGAAAGAATTTATTTGGTCAATAAAGATGCCTATGAGGTTTTGACTAAATAAAGCTGTGATGCCTTCGGGGTCACATTTTCGTAAACTCGCTTAATAAAGGAGAACTATATGACTTTAGGACACATTTCTTTTGGTCCGTTGCACCATGCAACTCTTGGCTTTGAAAGATTATTTAACGACATTGAAAAAATGTTGGACAGTAATTCTACAAAAGCTATCTCAACATTCCCACCTCATAACATTCTTAAACTGGATGACAGCCACTACATTGTAGAATTGGCAGTTGCTGGTTTTTCAAAGGATGAAATTGATATTACTGTCGATGATGGTAACTTGGTCATTAAGGGTGAGAAAGAAGAAAAAGAATCCGATGTTCAATATCTACACAAAGGTATTGGCACTCGTTCTTTTACCAAAACACTCCGTATTGCCGATACTGTTGAAGTAAAGGGTGCGGAATTCAAAGACGGCATTCTCAAAATTGGTTTAGAGAATATTATTCCTGAACACAAGAAGCCTAAGAAAATTGAAATCGGAACAGAATTAAAATCTTTCCGACCACAACTTCTTCAGGAAGAGAAAGTCGCCTAATCGGTTGGGGGTCGCAATGACCCCCATTATTGCCACACTTTGATTGAAATTTTTGATATAATTAGACTATGAAACCTGATAAAAACTTTAAACTCTCCAAACAAGTAAAACGAACAATGGCAAGTATGGTTAATGCCGTTGAACGAAA